CAAACGCCAGTGGAGTGGTTTCTTGACCAATTGATTGAACACCGAATTATCATTGTTGATAAAACAACATACAAAGTAAAATATAAACACGAAATACTTTTAGTACAAGCCAAAGAAATGGAGAAGGAACAACACGCTACAACTTGGGATAAGGCTATGGATAACTTAGATGCCCGAGGTGGAAATATGGTTAGGGCTTGGGTAGATTTTGATGATTACTTTAACCAAACCTACGGAGATGAAAAAACACACGCAGGTTTATCTTAATCATTTTGGTTACGATACTAGCGATTTTATTCCTTGTGAATGTTGCGGAACTAAAGCCGTAGATATCCATCATATTGAATCGCGTGGAATGGGGGGTACTAAAAATGCGGATATCATTGACAATCTACAAGCGTTATGCAGGGAATGTCACATGAAATTTGGTGATAAAAAGGAATACAAAAACTGGCTTAAATCTATACACGAACAAAGATTGAGTAACATAAAAAAATAAAGCGATGGACAAAATAACTACTAAAGAGCGGTTACTGATTTTACTGGAACTATGCGTTGCATTTCCTTTATTGATTCTAGTAGCGTTAACATATCATCGTAAGCCATGAAAATTTACTCAAAGCAGAATGTACTGGAGGCTGGGTTAGATAGGATGCGATACCTATTTGATGAGTTTGAACATATCTATGTAAACATAAGTGGAGGCAAGGATTCAACTATTGTTTATCAGTTGGCTTTACAAGTAGCCAAAGAAAAAAATAGATTACCGCTCAATGTTATGTTTTTAGACCAAGAAGCGGAGTGGGATGCAACGATAGATTATGTAAGGGAAATTATGAGTAACCCCGAGGTAAAGCCATTCTGGTTTCAAATTCCAGTACGCATTGAAAATGCCACTAGTCAATATGAATCTCATGTAAATCTGTGGGGAGAAGGGGAGGAGTGGCTACGCGAGAAAGACCCAATGGCTATTCATTCTGTGCCTTTTAAGACAGATGTATTTTATGATTTTTTCCCTGCGATTTTAAAACATTATCATAAAGGAGAAAGGGCGTGTCACATCGCTGGAGTACGAGGGGAGGAATCACCAACACGATTACTAGGGTTAACGAATGCCTCTACTTACAAATGGATTACTTGGGGTAAGAGTTTAAACGGAGCAGAGCATCACTATAATTTTTACCCTATCTATGATTGGAGTTACAAGGATGTCTGGAAATACATTCTGGATAATAAGTTAAAATACAATGTAGTTTATGATTATCAATATCAACATGGCATTTCTGTAAACAAAATGCGTATCTCTAACTTGCATCATGAAACGGCAATCCATCAGTTGTTCTATATGGCTGAGGTAGAACCAGAAAATTACAATAGATTATGTATCAGAATACATGGCATCGATTCAGCAGTCAAAAGTGGCAGTACTGGATTCTTTGTTTACGAGTTACCCTTTATGTTTGCTGACTGGAAGGAGTATAGAGATTTTCTATTAGAGAACCTTATTCAAGACGAGGCAGAGCAGATTAAGTTCCGCAAAGCGTTTGAGCAACAGGAGGCAATTTATGAGCCTTATTTAGCAACTAAAATGTTTAAGGTTCATGTACAAACTATCCTAGCAAATGATACATGGCATACTAAGTTGAAAAATTTTGACCGAGGGAAGGATTGTTACGAAATACGCAAACGATTAAAAATAGAAGATGAAAACAATACACGAGTTAATTAAAGCCGAGTACGAAAAATCCTGCTACAAGGAATCATTCGTCTACGAACTAAGGGAATGGATTCACAAAGAATTGAGTCCATTGAATCAGCAACCTATTGATTTTGTTAGATGGGTGCCTATTGGAGAAGTACAAGCCAATGATTACAATCCTAATAGCGTAGCACAAAATGAAATGAGGTTACTTTACACATCAATCCTGCATGATGGCTATACGCAACCCATCGTTACTATTTGGGATGAAGTAATCGAAAAATATGTCATAGTAGATGGGTTTCACCGATATTTTACTTGCAAGACAAATAAGGATATTCTAGAGCGTAACCATGGAATGTTACCAATCGTAGTTATCAATAAGGATATTAATGATCGTATGGCATCCACAGTCCGACACAATAGAGCCAGAGGGAAACACTCAGTTAATGGCATGAGCAACATGGTTTTCCAGATGCTCGATAATGGATGGTTAGATGCGGATATCTGCAACGAGTTAGGAATGGAACCAGATGAATTATTGCGTTTAAAACACATTACGGGATTCTCAAAACTCTTTATGAATGTTGAATATCAAAAGGCATGGGAAACCCATAAACAAATCAAGATAAGACAAGATTATGAAAAACAAAAAAAATAAGGTCGAGGAGATAGCACTCGCTAGAATTAAACCCTACTGGAGAAATCCACGCAATAACTCCAAATCGATTGATGTTGTACGCCAGAGCATTGAGAAATACGGGTTTAATGTTCCATTGGTAGTCGATAAAAACTATGTATTGATTACGGGTCATTCCAGATATAAAGCGTTAATTCAACTTAAATACGAAACTGCTCTTTGTATCATTAGCGACATGGATGAGCAAATGGCAAAGGAGTACCGAATAGCAGATAACAAGACATCGGAGTTTGCAACATGGGAAATGGATATGCTAGAACAAGAGTTGCGTGAAATCAAAGAGCGTGAGAATTTACAAGCCTTTTTTCCAGAGATTGACCTAGAGTCATTTTTAGAGAATAGCGTAGGACAGAACATTGTTCCAATCGATTCAATTCAAATCCATAAAAAAGACGAGGCTTTGTCGAAGCAATTTGATGATGATGGCACCGATAAGATTGTAGAGATTCCATGTCCTCATTGTGGCGAACCTATTTTTCTGGATAAGTACGAATTAAAGGATAAACTCTTGTAAGATGGAACGGGAAACAACTAAGAAAAAAAAGGAAATGATGTTAACTGCACTAGAGCAGGGAATGGGCATTGTTTCTAGTGCCTCAAAGAAAGCCAATGTCAGCCGTTCACAACACTATTTCTGGATGCAGGAAGATGCAGATTACAAGAAGGCAGTCGAGGACATAACGGAAATGAGCATTGACTTAGCGGAGGCTAGTTTACTTAGTCAAATCCAGAACAAGAATACAAGTGCTACAATTTTCTATTTAAAAACTAAAGGCAAAAATCGAGGCTATGTAGAGCGGACGGAAATTGTTGCTAGTGGGCTTGAACCTATTCGTATCGAGATAATCGAGAATGGAGGTAAAAACTAATATCATATTTAAGCACCTTGAGAACTCCTCTAAGCGTATAGTAGTCGAGCAGGGGGGTACACGCTCGGGTAAGACCTATAATATCCTTATATGGCTCTTGTTTGGCTATATTGGTAGGCATACGGGAAAGACCATTACAATATGCCGTAAGACATTTCCTGCATTACGGGCAAGTGCCATGAGGGATTTTATTAACATAGCCACAGAGTTTGGCATGTACGATGAGCATAGCCACAATAAAACCAATGCAGAATTGATGATTCATGGCAACCTAATTGAGTTTATTGGAATGGACCAGCCACAAAAAATACGAGGGCGTAAACGAGATTTGCTTTATTGTAACGAGGCGAATGAGTTGAACTTGGAGGATTGGAGGCAACTTATCCTGCGTACTACTGATAGGATTATAGTCGATTACAATCCATCAGATGAGTTCCATTGGCTTTACGAGAATGTGTTACCTCGAAATGATTGCGATTTTTTTGTTACTACTTACAAGGATAATCCGTTTTTGGAACAATCAGTTGTGGAGGAGATTGAACGCCTCAAACACATAGACGAGAATTATTGGAGAGTATACGGATTAGGAGAACGAGGTCAGAGCAAGTCATTAATATTTAGTCACGATCAAATTAATGAGTTACCAGCAGATGCCAGATTAAAAGCGTACGGAATGGATTTCGGTTATTCAAATGACCCAACGGCAATCGTAGGAATTTATGAGCATCAAGGTCGACTGATAATGGATGAGTTACTCTACAAAACTGGAATGACCAATAGTGATATCGCCAATTACATTGCATCGTTAGGGTTAGACCGAAGGGATATCATTTGGGCAGATAGCGGTGAACCTAAGAGCATCGAGGAGATACACAGAATGGGGTGGAATATAAGACCAGCCACAAAGGGTCCAGATTCGATTGATGTCGGCATTGACATAATGAGGAGATTTAAGTTACTAATAACAAGCCGTAGTTTAAATCTGATTAAGGAGTTCCGTAACTACAAATATATCGAGGACAAGAATGGCAGAGTAACAAATAAACCAATCGATGCGTTTAACCATGGAATCGATGCGGTTCGATACGCTTGTTTCATGAGTTACTCCAAGCCGAATGTCGGCAAGTATTCTATCCGTTAAAATATTTATTTTTTATTTTGCAAATATGAATAATATGTCTATCTTTGATATACTATAAAAAAATAGCAACATGGAAGATTACACCACTTATTCACGCACATGGCTAGATAGCAACCAAAATGCTTATCGCCTATCTACTGACGGAATCCAATTATCAATCCAACAATGCGATTACAAACTCAGCAAAAAGAAAATTATCTCTACGGATTGGGAAGAAGCCACCAACACCTATTGCATCTGGAATGTTATCGGGGTTCTAAAATTGGAACATATCGAAATCCCACGAAGCAGATGGGCTGACATTTCCAAGCAACTATCATCTGGAGAAAACTGGTTACTAGAGGGCAAAATCTAGACCTAAAAAAATTTAATAATAAATTTGCATTTTTGGAAAATATAAAATATCTTTGATAAACAATTTAGAACTAGCAAAATGGAAAAATTAACACAAGACGAAATCGCTGACCGCATCGAGATGCTGGAACGAGCGGATTGGAATTTAAGAGATGTAATCAAACAGATCTCGGATGCTTTACAAGGAACTGAGCATGAGAGCCACGCCAATGCTTACATCATCTCTCATTTAACGACATGGCTTGATGGCGGACGATTTGACATGGGAATCGCTCAATACCAAGAGGCTTTACAAAACACCAATAACGAAGATTAATATGGACTTTGAATCACTTAACAAAATGTGTGGCTGGGAAAGACAAAAAGCACTTTACCTAGTTCAAATCGCTGAATCGCTTGGAATGAACATTGATGGCTACGGGCAATTAGGAGTTAACAATAACTCTGGCTATACCTACCTTTGGCTGGAGGATTACCAATTTACTCTCTACATGCCGATTTATTGCGACCTCAAAAAGACCGATGTCTCGGCTATCTGGACTAACTCTGAGGATGGAACTGAGGAGGAGTTTGACCTAAAACTCAATACTCATTTGGACGATCTCGAAAAATGGGCTAACGATTTATACAATCAAAGCGAGGATTAACTTAAACAAACAACTATTGCATTGGCTGGGAAACCAGCCTTTGTAATTCAAACATATTAGGTAAACATCGTTATATTAGAGAATGAAACAAATTCAAAAACTGGAGGATATTGGTTTACATCAATGGCTGGAACTCATGGATTTTATTGACACAAATCCTAGTACAGAGGCATTGGCTATTCAGACCATTTCCATTATGTGCGAAATAAGTACAGAGAAGGCACGCAGGTTAACTCTAGAGCAGATGGAGGATATCACTTCCAAGATAAACGAGATATTGTCACAGAAGCCAAAATATGAGCCTCGGTTTACTTATCTCGGTGTTAAATATGGATTCATTCCTAACCTAGATAAAATTACCGCAGGGGAGTTTGTTGATTTAGAGACATATCAATCAAGCAGAAAAAATCTGTGGAAGGTCATGAGCGTACTATATAGACCGATTACTGAGGAACATCCGTATGACCATTATCTAATAGAGCCATACAAAGGAATTGTAAATGAGGCTTTTAAAGAAATGCCAGTTACTATTGCGTTAGGTGCACATCTTTTTTTTTGCGATATCGGGACCGAATTATTGAGTTATATCCAGAAATATTTGGAACCAAAGACGAGCGAGAAAGCACCGAGAAAACTGCGGGATGGGGGTTTGAAACAAGCCTTCAGTCATTTAATAACAAGTGGGGCTGGTCTGGATGGCTTATCGGTTTATGTAATGGAGACCCTCTCAAACTTGAACCTATATCGGAACTTACTTTACATCAAGCCCTTATATTTACAAGTTATAAAATCGACTGGCAGAAAGTCCAAGAGAAAGCAATCAAACGAAAATGAACATAACTAAAAATCACATAGGAACTGGTAATTACTATTGGAAACAAGTAGCCGAAAGGATGGAGGCACAATACTCTCATGGTACTCTAACTGAATTTGATTTTAAGGCAATTACAGTTTTTCCATTATTGCATATCACATTAACCAGAATTGATGTCGATTCCAGTACCGCAAGGCTGACATATTCCATCATGGTTGCCGACCAAAATATTCACTACTCGAATG